AGTAAGTTTCAGATGTTTGATGATGAACGTAAGAAGTTTGCAGAGTGTATGAGTGGTGTTAATAAGTTAACGAGTGGCGTTAATAATGCTATTGAAGCGGGGGTTTTCCAAAATTTAGAATCGTTGTTAACATCATTGCGCAACGGGGCTAGTGCTATTGCAGATAGTTCGTTTGTCTCCATATTTTCGTATTTAGAGAAGACTTTGCGGTTTGCTTTAGACTGTATAACAAAAGTATATTCCATCGTTAATGGTGGAGTGGGGTCAATTATGGCCCAGGCGTCCTTATTATTAGATTTTACGTGCAATTACGGGAAGGAATTTATGAACCAACTTAATAAATTTATTTCCTCCCGTAGTTCATTTCAAGGTTATGATAATAAGTATACCGTACCATTGTTAAGTTCATTATGTGTTGCTATGTTTGGGAAGGTGTGTTGTTCTGATATATTTCGTAGTTTTAAATCTGGTATTGATTATTTAATGACTCGATCTTTTCGAGAAGAGGTTACCGTTAAAGTAACCAATATATGGTCAGGAAGGAATAGCTTTGCGGGGGCTCTTTGTGATATAGTTATGTATTTTATAGAGGTCCTGTTTGAAGGGACTGGGTTTGGTGCTGAGTATTTACAGATATCAAAGCAAGAGCTTAGTTGTTTCATTCAGGAAGTTAATGAGTGTCAAATGGTTAATGCATTTACTCCACAAACTATAATGAATGCTGCCGTGAGAACTAAGTTGGAAGATTTGGTTGTTCGGGCAGTACGAATTAAAAAATTTAGTGGGTTAAATACTCGTGTTCAACCTGAAGCCATTAAAAGTTCAGATATTGTTATGAAGTGGTCTACAATGGCAAGTAAGGTTGAATACGTATCACGAACACCACCAGTGGGAATTGCGTTGGTGGGTGATAGTAAGGTTGGGAAATCTTTCTTGGCGGGTCAGATTTTAGCAGGTAGTTTACTGTGTGAACTTGGTCTTGCAAGTGATATGTATGAAGCCCAACAACAAGTTTGGTCTAAACCTACAGGTCCTGATGCTAATTTTTATGACGGGTATCGGCAACAGTTGATAGCGTACATTGATGATTTTTTAAAGACTGTTGAGGCTAAAGATGCGGAGGAAGCTATAAACATGATTTCATCAACCTCTTATATTCCGAACATGGCTGCATTGGAGGATAAGGGAACATATTTTAAGTCAAAGTTTGTTGCTGTGTCTTCCAATACTAAGGATTTTGCTTCAGTACATGGATTAACTTATCCTGCTGCCTTGTGTACGCGATTTGAGGATCATGCGGTTTTGGTGACATCGATGTGTGATGCTCCGGTTGCTAAATTTTGTGGTCTGTTACATGCTTTGCCAGAACCTCGTATGCGTGCTGATGTCAATGGTGCGGTTGATAAGGTGTGGACCTTTCAACGAATTAATGTTAATAGGGGCCAGGTGGGAGACCGAGTTTCTTGGTCCAC